AGGGGCTGTGTAGAGCTTGGTGCCGATCGGTGGGAACCGCCCTCCGTTGTGCTTCCAGCTTATGGCGGTCAAATCTGCGAATGCCTGCACCACTTCTCCCACAGGCTCCTGCTGTGCTGGCTGCTCTGCCAGACGCTGATTCACCCGAGCAAGCTCGTCACGCAATGCGTCAGTCAGTTCATCACGATCGTTTGTGTGCATTTGAGTTGCTCCTTGGTGTAAATACAGAGTTGTGAGTGATTCATTAAATGAAAAAGGGGCCTGGTTTGACCCAGACCCCTCTTCATTCACACGTCAGCTCAGATCGTGGCTGGCTCGCCCTGAGGCATGGCCTCGGAGACTCGACGACGCTCCTCTGCGACAGGTTTTGCGAAGCGCTCCAGGCATCGACCCATGAGCATCTTCAATGCGGCGTCCACGTCATCCTGAGTCATGGACTCGTCAGCGACAGCTCGCTGGACAGCTTCCACAGCCTCGAGGATGTAGATCTGTGAGGAGACCTCACGCACACCTGCACCGGGCAGCTCCTTGCCAGCCCAGCCGAGGTTGACGCCCAGCATGTAGGCCTTGCCAGTCTGAGCCTTGGTCGCGGGAGCGGTCTCCTCTGCACCAATGATCTGGCGCATGAGAGCCGAAGCCTCCTCCACTGTGGCGGGAGCCTTGATGCCCTTCTTGGCGAACCAAGCGAGCTGGGCAGGAGTGGGAGCACGAGAGATACCCAGGTCACGGGCAGTGAAATAACCAGTCATTGCGTTCATACGAATCTCCAAAAAAAAGTGCAAAGCGCACGGGGTTTAAGAAATCAAACAAGCGAGAGGATGCCCCTCTCACGCAGTGAGGGGCATACGGGAGCGGCTAGCCGGAGCGAGAAGGTTTACCGGATGCCACGCAGAGCCAGATGAGACTCAGCAATGCAGGCGGTCAAAGCTCCAAAAAGGAAGATGGAGGCAGAGTAGAGAGAGTTGACCAGAACGATCTCGAGATCACGCTCAGGCTTGTAGAACTCGAAGATGGCAATGAGTCCGAGGTACAGGCTCAGACCGAGGCAGACGAAGAGGAAGGACCAGATGATGACGAGTGCAAAGTTCTTCATGAGAAGCTCCTTAAAAGATGAGACCGATGACAGCGATGACGAACAGCAGCACGAGGCCACCGATGACGTGATGCAAGGCTTGTTGAGATTCTTTGTCCATGATGAGTTAGCTCGAAAAAGTGTTGATGGGACAGGCAAATACACGCACGAGGATTTACCTGTGGAAAACATGTGGACAACCCCAAAAAAAGGTATATCGAGACCGTTTCCGTCAGGAAAACGGGCGTAGATATGCACGTTCTAAGCACAAAAGGAGTGGAGAGCCGCTCGTAGAGCCAATCTCCAACGGATTATCAATCGTATGTACACAGGGCAGGGGGGAGGGGGTACCCCTAAGTGGCCCAGGTGCTGGCATAGGGGGGTATGAGGACTCCAGTACGTACCCTATTACACGTACGATCCTTACCTTTTCACTACTCTTTGATCAATTCACCCAACCCTGGTCTGATGAAAGCCTCAGCAAGCCGCTAAATCGTGGCATGGCTGCGTTGAAATGGGGTGGGGTATACCTACCCCTAGGGACCATTTGAAAAAGCCTTGGCGGGTCTTGTTTGCACCAGTGATAATTTTTTTCACTTCAACCAAACCGGAGACCCGAATGCTCAACGCCGCCTATGTCCAGTCCTACCTTCGCCAGTTCGAACCTCTGCGCGAGGTGAACGTATCGCCTCAGAGCGAGCTGTTGCTGGCTCCGAACCTGGTGCGGTTGCATGGGGACGTGATGATCTACGGTGAACGCCATGCGTTCGACGCCGAGTTGGACCTGCTTCACTTCGGCGGTACCGAGGACTTGCTCAAACTCGTTCAGCAATTGCTCAAGTCATTTGCTGCTGCTGGCGAAGTGGTCAAACGCCAACGGGTTTAATTGCCTCGCGCACGGTTCTACGTAGAACGGTTTTCTTTACTACGGTTATACGTAGTTTGTTTTGTAACTTAGACACACCCTTTAGAGGGTGTGTCATGTATATATTCCAATGGTTACCGTAGTACGGTTATACGTAGAACGGTTATACGTATAAAGAATACCGCAAGAGTCATGCCAGGTCTGACTGGTTGGTTTTGAATTGAATCACCAATTAAGCTGTGGATTGAGCAGTTGCCAGACTGGTCTGACCCCAGCGGTTGGTGGGGCCAATAACCTCCGCAGTCAAAGCCAATTAGTCTCCGAGGGTGAATGTTTTTGTAATTGGTGATTTGACCGAATGACCCACGTCACGGGTCACCCTGATGCGTGGTGGGGAAGTGGTATCCCACCTGGTTCATACCCAGGAGGTCGCTGGTTCGATCCCAGCCCCCGCTTCCACCGCGCTTAAACCACCAGTCAGAATCTGCCAAAGCCACCAACCAGACAGAGGCTTATATGGCAGCACGTTTGCGCAAGCATCACCAAGAAGAGGTTCGTACAAAGATTCAAGCTTCGCAGCTCGTGAATCGTTTGACCGACTGCGCCACCGGCAAAGTCACCCTCACCACCCAGCAAGTCCAGGCGATCAAGATCCTGCTGGACAAGTCGCTGCCCAACCTGTCTGACGTGAAGATCGAGACCGGCGCACAGGGCATCACGTTCAACCTGAACGCCAACCTTCCCAAATGACAGAAGCGGTTGCAGCCAGTGTCGATGAAGGGCAAGTCACCTACTTCCCTCCGGGACCAAACGCTGCCGCTTTTCACAACGACAACTCTTTCGTCCGCGGACTCATGGGTCCAGTCGGTTCTGGCAAGTCGTCTGCCTGCTGCTCCGAGATCGTCATGCGGGCGCTCGCCCAACGTCCCTGGTTCGACAACGTCAGACGGTCCCGCTGGGCCATCATCCGAAACACCTACCCAGAACTGAAGTCCACCACGATCAAGACGTGGCAGACCTGGTTCCCGCAGAACGTGGCCCCCATCCGCTGGGACACGCCCATCACCAGCTTCATGCGCATCGAGGACATCGGCGACGGCACCTCGATGGAGCTCGAGGTCATCTTCCTGGCGCTCGACTCCGAGATGGACACCGGCAAGCTGCGCTCGCTGGAGCTCACCGGCATCTGGATCAACGAAGGCTCGGAGATCCCCAAGGGCGTCTTCGACATGTGTACCCAGCGTGTTGGGCGCTTCCCTTCCAAGATCAAGGGTGGCCCATCCTGGACTGGCGTCATCATCGACACCAACCCACCGGACGACGATCACTGGTACTACCAGTTCGCGGCGGTTGAGACTCCCAAGAACTGGGCGTTCTTCCACCAGCCCGGTGGCCTGTACCGCAACGAGGACGGCGATTACCTCCCGAACCCCGAAGCCGAGAACATCGAAAACCTACCCTCTGGTCACCAGTACTACCTGAACCAGGTGGCCGGTAAGACCGAGGGCTGGATCAACGTCTTCCTGATGGGCAACTACGGTACCACGTCTGATGGCAAGCCCGTCTACGCCGAGTGGAATGATCGGGTTCACGTCTCGTCCAAGCCGCTTGAGCCTGTGCGCGGCCTGCCAATCATCCTGGGCTGGGACTTCGGCTTGACCCCGGCCTGCATCATTGGCCAGCAAATGCCCAACGGCCGACTGCACATCCTCGAGGAGATCGTTTCCGAGGACATGGGTATCCGCCAGTTCGCCGCGGACGTTGTGCGCCCCATCCTGACCAACCGGTACAACGGCTTTCACCGGTTCTCGGAAGGCGATCCCGCTGGCGCTATCCGTGCCCAGACCGACGAGCGCACCTGCTTCCAGGAGCTGCTCGAGCAGGGGCTTCACACGGAGCCTGCTGCCACCAACGACTTCATACCCCGGCGAGAATCGGTTGCGTACTTCCTCACGCGCATGATCGACGGTGGTCCTGGTTTTCTTTTGGACCCGAGCTGCACGACGCTGCGCAAGGGATTCAATGGTCGCTACCGCTACGAACGCCTGAAATCTTCTGGGCAAGCGCGATACAGAGACCGGCCTGTCAAGGATGGGTTCTCCCACCCTCATGACGCTCTTCAGTATTTGTGCTTGAGGGTACGCAATGGGTTGAGTCCGATCCGGGCTCGAAGCGTTGTGCCCGCATCCAGTAAAGGTTGGACCTAAAAATGAATGGCATCGGAGTAGCACTCTCAGCTCAAGACGCTCCAGTGGAGATCGACGTTCGCGTCGAGCAACAAAACGAACTCATCGAGGCGATGGGCACCGAGCTATCGGCGCACGTCAACGACTGCTGGGCTCGGGCGAAGTTCGCCAAGACCGAGATCACAGAACGTCTCCTCAAGTGTGAACGCCAGCGCCGCGGCGTCTACGACCCCGAGAAGGCGATCGAGATCTCCCGCACGGGTGGCTCGGACATCTTCATGCGCATCACCGACGTGAAGTGTCGCGCCGCCTACTCCTGGATCACGGACGTGATGCTGGGCAACGGCAAGCGCCCCTTCGAACTCTCACCCTCCAAAGATCCTGAACTTCCTCCGGAGATCTCCTCAGGCATCGTGGACCTGGTGCGTATGGAGATGATGGAGTTCGTGCAGGCGGGTGGCGACGTTCACCCCGAAGCATTCCGCGTCCGCATGGAGCAGGTTCACGACGAGATCGTGGACAAGCTGCGCGAGGAGGCCAAGCAGAAGGCCCGCCGCATGGAGGGCAAGATCGACGACCAGCTTTCCCACGGCGGCTTCGACAAGGCCGTGCGCGAGTTCGTGGACGACTTCGTCACCTACCCCACCGCCATTCTCAAGGGTCCAGTCATCCGCCGCACCAAGGCCATGAAGTGGGGTCCGAATTTCAAGCCGATCGTGATCACCGACTACGCCCGCCAGACCGAGCGCGTCTCGCCCCACGACATCTTCCCCTCGCCCAACTCGAGCACCGTCAACGACGGCTTCCTGATCGAGCGTCACCGCCTGACCCGCATGTCGCTCCAGTCCATGCGCGGCACCCCTGGGTACAGCGACAAGGACATCGACCAGGTGCTGGACCGCTTCGGCGACCAGGGCTTCCGTCAGTGGCTCATGGGTGACCAGGAGCGCGATCGCCTTGAGGGTAAACCCCATGCTCGCCTGTACACCAAGGAAGTCATCGAGGCTCTGGAGTACTGGGGCAGCGTCCAGGGCAAGACCCTGATCGACTGGGGCTACAAGGGCAAGATTGACCCTTACCTCGAGTACGAGTGCAACGTCTGGATGATTGGCCCGTTCATCATCAAGGTGGCGATCAACCCCGACCCGCTCGGCCGTCGCCCCTACGAGATCGCCCAATGGGTGTCCGTGCCCGGTTCCTTCTGGGGCACCGCCCTGGCCGAGCAGATGCGCGACACCCAGGTGCTGTGCAACGCAGCCGCCCGATCGCTCGCCAACAACATGGGCATCGCCTCCGGTCCCCAGGCTGAGGTTCAGGTTGACCGCTTGCCTGATGGCGAGGACGTGACCGCGATGTACCCCTGGAAGATCTGGCAGACGACCTCCGACCGCACTGGCGGTGGCCAGCCTGCCGTTCGCTTCTTCCAGCCCGAGATGAACGCCCAGGCGCTGATGAACGTCTACCAGTACTTCTCCCGTCAGGCCGACGAAGTCACGGGTATCCCGAACTACGTGTACGGCTCGGCTCAGTCTGGCGGCGCTGGTCGCACGGCGTCCGGCCTGTCGATGCTGATGGACAATGCGGCCAAGGGCATCAAGACGGCGATCTCCTCGATCGACATCGTGGTCGCCTCAGTGGTCGATCGCCTGTACATCCACAACATGATCTATGACTCCGACCCCTCTTGTAAGGGTGACTTCAAGATCTTGGCCAAGGGCGCGATGGGCTTGGTTGCCAAAGAGCAGCTCCAGATGCGCCGCAACGAATTCCTGCAAGCAACCGCGAACCCGATCGACCTTCAGATCGTTGGCCAGAACGGTCGTGCCTACCTGTTGCGCGAGGTTGCCGCCTCCCTCCAGATGGACACCGACAAGCTCGTGCCCACGACGGAGAAGCTCGAGTTCCAGCAGGAGCAACTGGCGCAGATGCAAGCCGCAATGGCTCAGCAGCAGCAGCTCGCAGCGCCCCAGGGTATGGACCCCGCCGGTAATCCCGCTGGTGGGCAAGACGCAAACTTAATGCAGTGAGGTTCCAAATGAAACACATGGACGGCAAGCAGGACAAGAAGATGATGACCAAGGTCGCTGACAAGAAGGTCAAAGAGCACGAGGCCAAGATGCACGGCAAGAAGATGGCCAACGGTGGCATGGTCAAGAAGTACGCCGATGGCGGCATGGTTACCAAGTCCGGCATGTCCGGCTGCGGTAACCGTGGTGCTATGTACGGCAAAGACATGAAGAAATGAGGTGAGCTATGACTGGACGTGTTAACGACTGGAACCGCCAGTCAATGAAAAAAGATGGCTCCAAGCCAACGATGGGTGTGCGTGACACCGGTAGCTTGTTTCACTCGCAAGCCCCCATCTACATGGCTGATGGCGGCGATGTGGAAGAAGCTCGAATGAAGCAGCGCGGACTCGATGAGTCCAACAAGGAAAAGCCCACCGGCTTTTTCCAGCGAATCCGCGAGGGCAACATCGACGATCCAAAGTCTGAGGCCTACAAGAAGTACGGCGCTGGTCGCGGTCGCATGGCTGAAGACTCGGACAGGCTCGACGCTGAGGCTCGAGGAGCTGATGAGGAGAGGGCCGCGGTTGCGCCCAAGTCAGCCTCTCAGTCGCCTAAAATGGCCTCCGGCATGGATGAGAGCGATCGCCTCAAAGAGAACGCTGCCAACTACAAGGCCGTCGAGATCACGCCCATTCGCCAGTCTGCGCCTATCCAGTCGCGGCCCATCGAGGCACCGGCCCCCGCATCAAAGAAGAAAAACACAATCCCCCAAGAGCGTCGCAGCGAGATCCGCTTTAATGATGTATCTATGGGCGGCGTCTCGAAGTCTCTCGCAGATACCGAAGCCATCGGCGCTCGAAGGAAGGTCTTGGCTGCTAAGCGCGCAGAGATGGAAAAAGCGCGGGATGAAATTCAGCCGTACCGTCGCCAGCTGGTGCAAGAAAATAAGGACCGCAAAAATGCTAGGAAGTCTGTGTACGAAGTCAGCAGGGCTTTTGGCTCGGTCCCTGGATTTGTTGGCGGCATAAGCAAAGTAATCAGTATGCCTTTCAAGGACAAGGAGTAATCTCTCTCGTTCTAAAAAA